CGGCACCTGTGTGGTTGGGTGCACCTTGTACCCGATCAATTCCTGATAGGGTTTTTGGCCATAGTTGTCGAACAGCAGTGGCTCACCCGTTGTCGTTGTTAGACTGCGGAATGTGCCGCGTGTCCGTGTATGCATGACCCAACCGGAACTGTTGTCCATCAGTGTGACGTTATTGTTTGATATTTGCGTCTCCGCGTCAATCAGGTCAGTGTAGTTCGGTGGCCGCCCGTTGGTGTTCAAGGTTACGATGTTGGTGCCAGATAGGGTTGCGTCCTCTTCGAGTACAGACAGAATCCCCTTGATCTCGGCGCCGGAACCATTGACTACCGTCCCCTCACCGAGCAATATCTCCTTGTCAATTTGCAATCGGATGGATTTGACCAACTCATCGGTAATGCGACTGTCGAGATCGTTGATTTCCGCTGTGCGCAGCAGCTGCATCGGTATAATGCACTGCGCTGCGATAGGGCGCAGGAATGCGGTGATTGTATCAAACTCAGCGTTGCTATCCGTGATTGCCGTGTTGATGCCGGGACGGTATGCCGTCGGCGCGGTGGTCATTTTGGGTACGGTGTAGACACCTGTGTTATTCACCGTCGTCTGCTTGATTCCCGCATCAAACATGATAACCTCAGCACGCAGGGGCCCGAGTATGTTCTGCGCTACCTCTTGACCCAGTAGATACCCGCCGAGATTGCCGATATAGGGGTTTTGCGCTTTGTATTCACGCGCCACAATGCTTTTGACCATGCTAGCAACGCTGGGTCGATCGGCCTTGCCGACGTGGCTCCATGCTTTTTGGCCGAACCCGCCGATCTCACTTTTCTTACTTCGTGTCGGTGTGCCAGCCTTCACACCACTCAACGCACGTTCACCGTAGCGTTCCCTCTTGGATTTGCGCCGTTGATCGGCTTTCGCTTTACGTGCTGCATACTTCCGCAGCGCCGACTTGACCTCTTCGGGCAAAATGGCTTCTAGGTTTTCCTCAACGACCTGCTCAACAATGTCCTGTGTGATAGGCACATCAGCAGCAACCTCCTCGCCGAGATCCTCGGCAACCGCTACCGCAGCCTCTTCGACAACGCCCTCAACCTCGGCGTCCTGTTTTTCCAGATTATCTTCCATTTCTTCCACGTACTCTTCCATCTCTTCGTCGTCTGGTTTCATGCCGATTTTATCCAGTACGCCATGCAATGCTGATGCAAGTTCGCTACGCAGAAGCTCGTCCTCTTCTTCTGTCATTTTTAACAGACGAGTAACACGTTCGTTCACTTTCATGACTTTTCCTTTTGTCTGTCTGGGTGGAATTTCATCGGGTACACTCGTTTGCCGTGCGCTCTCCGGTGCGACCTCTCTATTAGGTGTGACCGCTTTCGCAGGGTCGGGTGTTGCACCCGCATACACATTGACTACCACGCCCTCGCCTATGCTGGACGTTTTGGTAGATGACACAATGCCGGACTCATTGAGTCCAACCGGGAATGAAAACGTTGTGCTGGTATCCTGTAAATCATAGACGTAATCCAGTGCGCTCTTGAACCGCACCAGTGGGTTTTTGTTATCTGAGGGGGTAGGCGTTAACGCACCGTGCACAATGCCACACTGGTCAATATGCCCGGTGTCTTCGTTTACCCGGAATGTCGCTATATCCGCTCCCATGCTCTGCCGCAACGGGACACTTGTCACAAGTTGACTTACCGCTTTGTGGGCAATTTCGGCCTTATGCCGGATGTCTCGATCCAATAATTTAATGCCCTTGACCCGGCCTAATTCGCGCAGCATATCCTCATAACGCTCTTTGTTTTGTAACTGCCCGTTTACGAACAGGCCGATGTCGTCCTGATCTACGAAATCAAACAGGCCGATGCCTACGTTGCCGAACTTGTGCTCCATCCCATGCTGATAGTTGATCGGCGCACCTTTGACTGGATACCCGGCCTTCAGCATGAAATAACTATTGGGCGAGAACCATTCTAAATCCAGATCACGGTCAGACTGTTCGCCATAACGCACTAGATACCCCTCGAACGTGTTTTCGCTAACAGCCTTGATTAACCCGCCACGATCAAGGCGCAGTACCGTTGGTTTCGTTACTTCACTCATAGAAACTCCTATTCCCGCAACCCAAGCGCGGGCAAGCGGCCTTTGCTGATTGGATCGTCGGTATCTTCGAACTCACACCCGCACCATATGCCGAAACACGCCAGTTTCTTGTCGCGGGGCGCGATACCAAGCGCACGCCAAAAGGACGCCCGGCGCACCTGTCCGTCTAGCGCCAAACATGACTGACAGCTTTCCTTGCGCGGATCACGCTTCCACTTTATTTTTCCGTCACGTTTCGCTACGAGGTAGCCGACTTCAACGACATTGGCGAACTGGCTAACCCACTGGTCAACCCGACGACGTACCGCCGTCAAACGTCCGCCACGGGCACGATTGTTCTCTTCAATCCACGCTACCAAACCCGGCACATGCCCACGTTCGGTTTCGATCAATGTCGCTAGTTCCTTGACATCGTCCTCTGTTAGGTCTTCAGGGTCTAACCCGCCGCGCTCAATGCCCTGATAAAATGCCGTCTGGAATTCACGTTCAATCAGGTTCTGTATTCCATCGGTCACACGCTCCGCGTCCAGTACACCGTTCCACAACCCCCTGCCGAACTCCCGCAGGCTGGACTGATAGCTGGACAGAGACTTTACACGCGGGTATTCCAACACTTCGCCGAATATCGTGTCAATGTCATCCCTGCTCTTGGCGTTGTCCAGTGCGTCAATCAGGGCATGGTGGATAAATGGCGGTAGGACATCAGGCGCGAAATCGCGGGTCTTGCTGCCGAAACGTTTTAGTTCGTAGGCGCGATACGCTTTGAGTTCGCCCGCAATTCGCTTCCTTATTTCATCTTCGTCAGGGTCATCGGCATAAAGTTTGAGTTGCCAGTCCGCCGCATGATGTTTGTGTGGCTCTGAGCTATCCGGTTCAATTTCCAGCAGCACATCATGATTCTCATCAGTCAGTTGCAGGCTTGTCGCATGTACCATGATCTTGCTGTGGTAGGTCATGCGACCCGGCCTCTCGTTGGTATAGCCGAGCGTGATGTGCGGTACGTAGTTATCAGGATCACTATATATGCTGCGCTCAACATCCAATTCATCGCACAGGTCAATAATTTTCTGATGGAGATCGAGTAATTTTATATTGCGCCGGATTTTGAAGTGGATAGTGAAGCGGTCAAAGTCTTGAAAACTGTCCATGCTGCCGATATTCAATTTCATGTCGGGCAGTTCAATGCGCTTTAACCCGGCCTTCAATGTCTCAAGTTGATCCTCATGCACGCCGGGAATGTAAGCCAGCGTCACATGGTAGCTATCAGGGATATTCCATTCTACTTCCGCGTCGCCGATATACTCCTCAACCCGCTTTCGCAATGCCAACAAATCGGGATTGTTTGCCAGCTTCAACAGAATACAGGCTTCCGGCAATCCAGCCTTGTCAAATCCTGATTCGTTAGTGTTGTTTTCACCTAGCCTCTGCCGTGGTTCCGACGGTTGCCCGCCTGGAGTTCGCGGCATATTCAATCGACCCAACTCATTCCCATCGATGTCGATCAATGACCCGCTACCAACACTGCGTTCTATTTCTGCCTGTACTAGCTTATCGATCTGCTGCGGTGTCATCGGCAGGCCGCGCACCATATAACGCTCATTCAGCCATTCCGGCGTAGGTCGCTCCTGTATACGTGCGGCCTCTCCTAGTGATAGATACCCACTCTGCACCTGACTGTGGACAACCTGCCCCTCAATCTGGTCGGCCGCCGTCACCATGTCGTAGGCCGATGTGTCAAATTCAAAAACTTCACTGCCGCCGCTAAGGTCAAAGTAGGGCATGATTTCGACATTAATAAACTGCTGCAATGTTTTCGCCAACGGGATAACCGCATCGAGATAAAATCGCCGGGTGGTTTCATCACCGTCCTTGTACGGTGTGGCGGACGTGTTGCCCCTCATCGCACGCGGCACGCTAAATTTTTCATAGATCGCGTTGATCTGATTTTCGGTTAGCTCACTGTTTTTCCCTAAATCGGGCTGGTCTAGCGGTGTGACCGATACTGCCCGCTGTGCTACAAACGTGCCGTACTGCCCGCCCGCGCCCTTCATTTGCTCGGAAAATAATGTCTTGATGCGCTCAAAATCTGCGTTAGAGAAATCAAGTTCCGGCGTAGGTGGCGCAACCACAACAGTAGGCCGGGCATTATTGATGAAATAGTCACGCAGGAAACGATCCAGATTTCGGGAAATATTGACCTTGTTCAGAACCGCTAGGACAGGTGGGTAGCCCTCGAAATCATTCTGCGGATTGCGGTTATGCAGGTAGGCAATTTCATCCGGGCTGTAGGTCACGAATGTTGTGTTCCACCCATAGCGAAAATGCTCAATGCCACGATATGTCGAAATTTGCACGCCTAACGGATTCAACCATTCGATGAGTTCGTCTGCCCAATACTGGTTACGGGCAATCTCTAAAAACACCTCACCATATAATGTGTAATCCAGCGCTATTGTACTAATGAGACCGAAGTTGTTACGATGGTGAAACCGCTTTACCGCGCGTTGGAAAGGATGATTGATCTGTAGATCGTTGTCAGACGCGATCACGTCACCCTCAATGCGCCGCCTGTTCTGCCGCCGACGACCTTCCGGGTAGCGCACAATGTCCCACGGCAGGCTCTCTATGCCGCCGACGATTGACGATATGGCGTTGTTGACCTCCGGCACATAACAATAGGCCGCCGCCGCCCCCGCCTTGCTATAGGTGATGTCCTCATTCGCGCTACCGAAGCCAAGCGGGTAGTATGATAGTAGGTCTTGCAGAGATGTTGCCTTGTGTCGCCCGCCGAAGATGTTGCGGCTGGCCTTGACGGACGCTCTGCTAATTCGCGATAGACCACGCGCTACCTGCTGCCCGGCAACACTTGCAGTCTTAAAACTGTCCATTATGTCCGCCGCAATGCCGGACTGTGATCTGTTGTGGATAGTCACGCGACCACCTTCAACGCAGCATCATTCGCCAGCAGCCGGGCGATCACCGTATCATCATGCGCGTTGCCCGCGCCCTCATATTTGTACGCGCCATATTCGGTTTGTTTTTGCACAAATGCACGGAGTTCCGCAGTTGCATATGGTTTGTCCAACAGCCGTAACCCCTCACTATGGATTGCCTGATAGAAATTAGACACCCACCGCGCCTTTTTGCGGTTGTCCGTCGTCACAGGGCGAACGTTGATGTCATACCCCTCGGTCTCAAATTTCTCACGCATATAACGCACGTTGACACTGCCGATGCTATTCATCTCAGGTTGCACGGTCTCTACGTTCCAGTACATACATTCGTTAACAATGCGCCACTGCATTAAATCCCAGTCCATCCGGTTGAAATGGTCTACAAACACCTCAACGTTATCGGTAGTATCAATGATGCTAATGGCGGTGTAATCATCGGTCTGTCCCCAGTCCACTCCGGCTACATAGCGATGTCCCTCCTGTGGCTGCGCCTGCGGCGGTGCGGTCAAGCAATGGGTGACATCACCGAATACACTGCGACCCGAATGGATAAATGCCTCATGTACACTTTCCGGGTATTCCTGTGCGAACTTCAGGGGTATCTCTTCGATCTTGAGGCGACGCCATTTGATCTGTTCCGGCGTCAACCCGTGTTCGTCTATCAGTTTCTGTTCGTCATTGGTATAGTCGAGATGTTCGCCCGGCTCTAATGGGACTGAGTATTCGTCGTCGAAGAACCACGGATAGAAGTGCAGCGTCCACGGCCCCGTGCCATCCAGCGCGTCCATGCAGCGATCATAGAACCAACCTTGAGCGCCGTTGGCAGTCGACTCCAGAATGATGTCAGGATTGCCTGCCTGCATCATAGATGACATCACGCCCTCAGCATCAGGCCAATACGCGACCTCGGTGCCGTGTACGTGTGTGTTTGTGCCGCCACGCCCCTTCCGCTTGCCCGTGCTGCCCTCGCCCGCGTGACCGCCGACTGTGGCAATACGCGCACGACTGTTTACATCAGGGTAGGTTGTGAGCTTGGCGTTGGCATACTTCCGTCGTGGGCGCACTGCATCCGGCATGTTGTCATAAAAACGGTCTGCCATCTCGCGAATGTCTTGAGTCAGATCATCGTCATGGCATAGCGTGGATATACGTGCGCCGCCTAATGCTAAATTGTATTGGTGGAGTGCCTGTATGTAGGTGGTCGCACCCTTCTGGCGTGGTTTCACGAGTAGATCGCGCCCGGTCAGATTGCGGTGCAAGTCACGCTGCATATCGTTGAGGACTAGCGGAATTAAGTCGCCGGCCTTGTTCTGGATAACGAGATATCTCGCGCAGAAGTCCTCGAATGACATGGATGAAACGTCAACGCGGTCTGGACTGAACTGCCTTTCCCACACTCTACTCGCTATCGACTTCGTGTCCAGCATCCACCGACTGCCTTGCTATCTCATTCAGCATATCCTCAAACAGTTGGGATGGGTCAACCCCTGCGGCGGCGGCGGCCTTGATGACCGAATTGACCAGCCCGGGCGGAACGTTGTGTTCGATAACCAACTTCTCAACATAACCCCGGCTTTTGCCAATCGTCTTCAGAGTCAGGCTAACCGCCCACGCCTCACCATTCACAAGTGCCTTGTACAATGCCATCTCCGCAGCATCCACCATCAACCCGCGCTGGTTATTGATTTCATTTTGGACAGACGCATGCTTTTTGGCGTAGTTGTAGATTGTGTTCGGGGCGCAGCCCACATTACGGGCTGCCACATACACCATACCCTTACTCTTACGAAGGGCTTCTACAATGTCGCCTACGTTATATTTCGCCATAGTTACTCAAAATACCCAATCGCGAACAATGGTTGCGTGGGTCAAGGAAATGGGGCTTGACCCGCGCAGGTGAATAGCGGGCGGGTCGGAGTCGAACCGCCTTGGCTGGTTGGACACCAGCCGCCTACCATCAGGCGCCCGCATAGTTAACGTTTTTGACCCCTATACATTCCCGCGCCCATTTCATCTATTGCCGAAAATGGGAGTTCGGGAACGGTCAAACGTTGCCGATACGATTTGTCTATAAAATAGATGTAGCGGAGTTGGTATCCATCAACATATTCGGCCTCGCCACTATTTAGCAAGTGAGCAGAAAAATACCGTCCATTTATTTTCGGGTAGTTTTTGTTGTCTAGTGTTTTTTTTGCAATTAGTTGATCGTTCCAACGTATAATTTGCCTGTTTTTTTTAATCCCTGTCAAAACAAAATTAGATGCACGATAGATAGTACCATCCCCGCATTGTGTTGCGTCGGCAAATGAAATTACCCATTTAATTTGCGGCGCATATTGCCTCATCAATTTCATGGCAATCGCAATCGCACGACTTTCGCTATTGCGAGGCAGGACATCAGTAAACGCCATCCGGTTTAACTCAATAAATTCGTTCCATCCTGTCCCCTCTACCAAACCGGATGTCCGCCGAATGTCAATGGATGACCCAAACGACATCACACCCTCCAACTTATTGTGGTAATAAACACCTAAATGGAGGGTACTCTTTTGCATAACCTTGCCAGAATAGTGGTGCTGCTTAACAAACGGCGTAGCGATTTTAGATGTCACCGGGCGCAGCACGATGTCCTTAGCCTTACCCATTTAGGTACGCCTCACAGACTATCCATAGCGCGTTACCGTTGCTATTTTTGTTAGGCGTTTCGTCGGGAACATCACTTTTCGCCCGTTTCAAGGCCGCCTGTATGGTTTCAACCTGCGAATCGTGCAGGATAAATGTCATCTGCTGGAATGGGGTTTTGTCCCCTACAGGGATTGACCCAAACACATCGCCCCAATCAGGCTCAATCAGAGCGTTGGTTATCGCATCCAACTCATCCTCACGGAACAACCCGTCAAAATCGAAGCCAGCCTGAATATCGGCTAGCAACTGCTCAACGTCCCACTGCAAATCCAGTTCGCTGCTGCGGTTATCGTAATAGGCATACTGCCGGGCACTGTTGTTCGGGTCATCGGCGTATAAATCAAAGTCCTCACGCAGCACGACAATCAGTTTGTCGCCTTGCGTGGGTATAATTTCGGCGTCCTCAAACCCCTGATCCACCGCACGTTCCAGCGTTTTATTGCCGGCCACCACGTTCAAGTTTTTGTCAACGACGATAGAACGCCCCAGACCCACCTTCGCCAGACTGTCATCCAGCACGCGCAGGCCGCGCTCAGTGCCGCGATTGGCGTTAGAGGTATCCGGTTTGAGGTCAGTTAACTTGATCTGTTTTCGGTTGTGAGTCATCGGTATCCATATGATCGG